CCACTGTACACAAAATGGAGCATTAACACCCCAATCCATAGCAATCCATCTATTCCATTCAGGAGGTATAGCAAATTCATTAACTACATGGCTTTCCTTTTTCCAATCAGTAAATACTTGTCCAGCCACTATTTCCCAACTACCATCCTTCCATGCTTTTCTTAGGTTTTCCGGTAATGAATCAAGGAATTGAATATAAGTTGGATCGGAAGTCATTAAAGTTGGATTGTCCTCAAGTTTACTTCTAATAAATATCCTTCCTCTAGTGGTAACTGGATCAAAATAAGGCATACCCCATTCACAAACATCTATAAATCGTTTTCTTACCCAAGCATGACCTGGACCACCAGGATTAGTCGTCATAAATACTTGAGGTTCTAATCCTGCAACTGTTGATCGACAAGACGATATTAATTTTAAATAACTCTCTTCGGTTGGTATTTGAGTTAACTCTTCAATAACCATTTTTTGATATTCATGTCCTAGATATTTACCATAAGCATTTTCATCTTTTAAATGACCAGTTTTAAATATAGCTCCACTTGGGAATTTAATCTCTGTTGGTCTATAAGCAAAATCAGCTCCCAATCCAGCATACATATCTCTAGCTCTACCAACCCAATCAGATAAATCATCAGCATTTCGTCTGATAATTAAAGCTCTATAGTTAGGATTATTAACCCACCTAGTTAGCCAAGCAATACCTGCTTGTGTTTTTCCCCCACCTCGACTACCACCAAAAAGGATTTCAAATTCATTCCTCTTTAATACTTCCGTTTGTGGCCCTGGATGAGGAATCCAATATTTTTTCTCTTCGCTCATTTAATTCCTGCTCTGGTAAAACAATAACATTACTACCTTTCAAATTTATATCCTTTTTCTCTATTAATCTTCCTTTCAGTTTAAAGCCAGTTTCTAAATATCTATGTCTAACAGCAAAGTCAGGTAATGTTCTATCTGGTTCAGTAAGAGATGTTTTTACTTGAGTGGCTTCTAGTCCTTCATCTAATACTCTAAGTAATTTTTCATCTGAAACATCACCTAAAAGTGTTTCCCACGATTTAGTCTCTGTCACATTCTTAGGGTTGTTAATTGTAGTTTCTTTATATTTTAAGTCTCTCATCGCCTTACTTACGTTTCCACCGTTTTCCAACGTTTTTTTAAATACTTCTTTTATTCTTGGTTTTGGTTTTGTAATCATTTGCGGTTATTATTTAATCGATTGTATTATACCACTCCCCTATTGAGTATTTCACTCCTTCCCACGCACAAATTAATGGGACACACTCAGTAGGGGAGAGTGGGGGAGTGCGGAGATTTGCTCGGCAATATATAACATATTTTCTTCAGTTAAATGTGGTCCAACTCCTACAAAATAACATTCTTTGAAAAGTCTATTACTCTCTGTTAATTCCCCAACAACTCTACCAATGTTTTTATAAGCTGGGTGTTTGAGTAAATTTCCACTAAATAATACTCGTGTTTCAATTCCTGCTTCTTCTAATCGTTTCATATCTTCAGCTCTATTCTTTGAGAATAATGGATAGCAAAACGGACTCATGTCAGGGTAATTTGGTTGCCCTAGGGCAACAGCCAAAATCTTATAATTTCGTTTTCTAAGTGTTATAAACCCATCTAATCTTTTAAGTTGTTCTCTCCCAAAAGCAGCAGTCATTTCATTCATCTTAAAATTAAGTCCGATTCTTGTATAGTAATACCTGTGGTCAAAATTAGGTCTTGACCATCTATTTACACAGACAGGATTTGGTTTGTCCATTCTACAAACACAATCTCTTCCCCAATCTCTTATTGAGTTAGCTTCGTGATAAATATTATCATTATTTGTAATTACCATTCCTCCCTCACCTGTGGTCATATGATGAGCAGGGTAAAATGATACAGTAGCTACATCTCCAAAAGTCCCTACTGGTTTACCGTTTATCTTTGAGCCAACAGCATCACAGCAATCTTCAAATACCTTAAGTCCATATTTTTTAGCAATCTCCATTATCCTTTCTATATCAGGGGAAAATCCGATTGTATGAGCAAAGACTATCGCACTTGTTTTTTTAGTAATCGCTTGTTCAATTAAATCAGGATCAATACAAAGTCCCTTAACATCTATAAACACTGGCTTTAGTCCTAAATAAATCATCGGGGCTACTGTTGTAGGGAATGCCCCACCAGCAGGAGTGATTATCTCCGAATTTTTTGGTAACCCCAATGATTGTAAAGCAACTAAATTTGCACTCGAACCACTATTGACTGACAAGGCGTGTTTTATTCCCCACCAAGTGGCAAACTCTTTTTCAAAGTTTAACGTCTCCATTCCATTTGATAACCATCCAGAATCTAAAGCTCTCATTACAGCATCTTTTTCCTCCTGTGCGTAGATTCCTTTAGCGTATTGTAATTTTACCGGTGTATTCATTTCCCATTCCTTCGTGTAAATAAGTAATCTCTGCTTTTTCTTTGTTAGCGACTTCAGTTAAAGTCATGTCAAATTCACAGATGTTATAAACTCCTTTCTTGTCAAAAGACCACTCGACATACTTGTTAATATTCTCTTCTTTAGTCCATGAAAATTTAACATCTTGATAAATAACTATTTTACCGTTACCATTTCGACATTCTTTAATAAATCCTGTATCCCCATACATTCCAAATATTACTAAAGTAACATCAGGGATTCCGAGTAATAATCGTTTATACATTCCATAGTAGTCAGTAGGATAAGCAATATCTGTTTCCTTTGCCTTTATAATTGGATACCTTTTATCAAACATAGCCCCTGATCCAAATGTAATTATTTTAGCTTTCGGCCACCTATTTTTTAAGTTAAACATCATCGTTAAATTATGTTTTAAGTCTAGTTCACTTGAGTTTTTAAATGTTCCAGAGTTAGCACAATGTACGATGATGTCCCCATCCCATTTATAATTCCAACAAGAGTGTTCATTGGTTAAATCGAGTTCTTGATGAGTTGGTCTATCAGCTTTAAATTTTAACTGTCTACCGATATAACCACTGGCTCCAGTAATTAAGATTTTTTCCATCTTTTGACGATTAAATTACTAAGTGTTTCCTTTTCTGATAAATAAGGGTGTTGTTCCTCAATTGGCTTTCCAAAGATAGCCCTTGGTATAACAGTAGATTTTGGATCCATAATTACATTCACAATAACCTGTCTCATTTTCAATGCTTTTTTAATCTGTTCTCTCGTCTTTTTAGGATTACTTATGGTCATGCTTTTAAGTCCATAGGCCTTAGCCACCTTTTCAAAATCAGGTACTCCTTCTTCTGTTCCAATATGTCTACTACCCATATATAAATCCTGAAACTGGCGGATCAAGCAATAACCTTTATTAGAGAAAATAAATATCTTTAAAGGTATGTTATAGTTCTTTATAGTTTGAAACTCTTGGATATTCATCTGTATACCACCATCACCAATTACAGCTACGGTATCATAACCTAGTATCCCTGCACCAATAGCACCACAGATTGAATATCCCATAGGTGAATGCCCCATAGCGGTAAACATTTTTCCTTTGGGTTTAAATTCTTGATACATATTAATCATGTTTGATCCAGTATCAGTTATTACAACTTCTGATTTACATTCTTCGGATAAGGCTCGAATAAAAGAATAAGGGGATATCATTTTGGTTTTTGGTATTTCAATTTTATATTTTTCTGCCCATTCTTGACACCTTTTTAACCAACTTAAATAATCTAAACAAAAAGGTACTTCGGATAGGAGCGAAATTATAAAATCTCTGGCATCAGTACAAATAGTTAAATCTGGTTTTAACGCTCCCTTATTGAGTTCATTTTTATCAATATCGACTATAATTTTTTTAGCTTCTCTAGCAAATTGCTTAGGGTTACTGCCTGTCATTCTAGTATCAAGACGACACCCAATAGATAAAATTAAATCAGCATTTTGAACTGTGAAATTAGCCCCTCTATTTCCATATACTCCAAACTGTTCTATTCTATTCTCGTTCTGAAAATCTAGCATTCCCCAAGATGGTAATACTGGCCACCCCAACTTATCACATAATTTATTAAGATCTTTTAAACAATGACGACAACCATTACCAACTATTAAAACTGGCCTATCGGCTTTTGTAATCATCTCCACTACTTTTTTAACATTTATTTTATTTGTTTGATTTTTAGGGAAAAAATCTAACCCTCTACCTTTAATTTCAGCCTGTTGAATATCCATTGGAATATCTAAGTGAACTGGCCCTTGTCTACTATCAAGTGATATTCTAACTGCTTTTTCTAATTCATCTGGTAAATCGTTGGAATTAGTAATACACTTGGAATATTTAACAAAAGGTTTCATCACCTTAACCATATCTACTTCTTGAAAACCACGCTGTCTAACTTTATTATTTTTCATGTCAAAAGTCGAAACTTGTCCTGTTATTATAAGTAAGGGAACAGAATCAAAATAACTACAGGCAATTCCAGTAGTAGTATTTGTTCCTCCTGGGCCTGATGTAACCATAACCACACCATATCCATTCATTCGAGAATAAGCGTCGGCTGCCATTGCTGCTGCTTGTTCATGTTGACAAGTTATAAATTTAATATCCGATCTCGAAAAAGCATCAATTTGATTGGCTATAGCACCACCAGTAACACCAAAAACGTGTTTAATATTGAGTTTTTTAAGTTCTCTTAAAATATAATCTGTTGTTTTCATTTTTGGTTCAAATAATCTTCGGCTATTTTTAACTTTTCAACTGTTCCGATATCAAAATAGTATTCATCTTCGTTTTTCATACCATATAAATTAATATCACTATAGTTTAAAAGTGGTATTAAATCTTCGTGAATTGATTTTATATTATCATTTAAATAATAAAAAATTCTATAACTAAATATAAAAGCTCCGCCATTATGAATGTCGTTATCTTTAGTAAAAATTGTTACTACGGCATTACTATCGAGGTGACTTTTTAACATCCTATTTAGATTAATCTTGTGTATTGTATCGGAGTTCATAACTAAAAAATTAGCATCAAACCAAGGCATTAATTTAAAAACAGCACCAGCAGTTCCCATTATTTCTTTTTCATAAGAAAATAACACCCTGTTTCCCAAATAATTAATAATCTGATCCGCCAAATAAGATACATTGACCACCACATCATTTAATTCATATTCTTTTAACAAATCAAGGTTATAATCTATTAGTTTTTTACCACAGACTTCTACAAGTGGTTTTGGTATAGTGTCAGTTAAAGGTCTTAACCTTTCACCTTTTCCTGCACTTAATAATAATGTTTTCATTTTAATATTTTAGAGATATCAGCCCAACTGGTAAACCTAAGACAGCGATCATCTATGTACAGAGTAGCATCCATTTTTTTGTTGGTTACTTCCATTTTTGGAAAACCATAGTCACTTAGCCATTGTTTTACTTTAATTAATTCATCGTCTTTTCTGGCAGTCAAAACAACTAATTTATAGAATTTACTTAAATAATTAAGTATCTCTACAGAATCTATTGTTGGTAATCCTAATTGTAAACATTCTTCAAATGATAAAGAATGAGGGTGGTCAATTAAAACTCCATCAAAATCTATAGCTATGGTGTTCATGTTTCCCTCACTTGAACGCCGTTAAAATCAACAGAAAAATCTAAGTGTTGTAATCCCATATCTTTAATAAAAAATTCTTTTTTCTTAGGTTCGATAATAAACAAAAGACAGCCTTCTCCACCAGCACCCAATACTTTACCTCCAATAGCACCAAATTTGTAGGCTTTTTTAAATATTTCATTAATGTCTTTATTAGTTACCATTGGATTACTTTTTTTCTTCCACTCCCAACCCTCACGAAGTAACTTACCTACACCATGAAAATCACCTTTAGTTAAAAGTTCTCTGGCTACCCATGTTTGACTCCTTAAATGAAGTAAAGAATTAATAGTATCTTCATTATTAATTCTGTCCTTTAAACTCTGTTGTAGATCGCTAGAATGTCTTGTTTTGCCACTATAAAGAAGGACACACCATTTTTCAAATTCTAAGACAATATTTTTAGGTATTTCATCAACCCAAACTTCACCATTTTCAAATTCGATTAAATTCATTCCTCCTAACGCCGAAGCATATTGGTCTTGCTTCCCTGATATCCAACCTAAATCTGTTTCTGCTCTCCAAGCTCTTTTGGCTATTTCCATTTTTGACTGATTGATTTTCATTAACCGATTAAAGGCGGCAATCATTGAAACTGCTGCCGAAGCTGATGAACCAAGTCCAGCTGATTGAATACCATCAAAAGAATCCTCGAAAGTAAAAAAAGGGAGTTCATAATAACTTCTTAAAATTTCAAATATTAAATCAAATTTTTTATCATAGTGTCTTGAAGGAACATTACTAAAAGGTCGGTGTTCTCCCATCGCATAAACATTTCTTATTAACCCATCGTATGTGTTTAATTTACAAACATGACGTAAATTAATAGCCATACTTAAAACCCTACCACCATATTTATCAGCAAATTCGGGTAGATCGGTTCCTCCTCCGAATAAACTTACCCTTGCTGGAGCCGAAGAAATAATCATATAAAAGCCTTTTCCACAATTCCACATATTTTGTGGATAAGTTTTAACTGATTTTCCTGTATTTCTGGTGTATTATTGCCTTTCCTTGATAAATCAATGACTATCATTCCCATATTTTCTGCTTGTTTTTGAGCCAATAAAATATTCATTGATCTACCACTGGTTGAAAGGGTTAAAAGTACATCTCCCCTTTTACCCAATGCTTCTACTTGTCTTGAAAAAACCACATCAAATCCTAAATCATTTCCAATGGAAGTTAAAATTGAAGTATCAGTCGTTAGTGCGATTGCCGGTAATCCTTGTCTTGTGTACATGAACTTTCCTACCAATTCCCCTGCAAAATGCTGACTTTCAGCTGCACTTCCGCCATTCCCACATATTAAAAGTTTATTTCCTCTTTTGAACGCTTTAATTATTATGTTAGCGGCTCTTCTAGCATCTGACATAATGGTATTATATCAAATATTTTAACCATTCAAATAAGTGTTTTCTACATAAATTCATATCATACCAACCTTTCTTTTTACATATCTTACATCTAATCATATTTCCATATAAACCCATAAGCGGTCTGTCTTTCTCCTCTAGCACAGCGAGAAATTACTTGACGATATATTTTCTTTTTAAACCAACATATTTCGACTTCTTTAGCATTTCTCCACCAAGTTAAATATTTTCCTTTTAAAGTATATTGTTTAATTGGCTTACTATTTTTTACAAATCCATGTTCATTCTTAATATGGGTTCTTCTAATTTTAAACTTAACCTTATCAGATACCTTTACTCCTAATTGTGATGGAGGTTGAGCTTCACTATAAATAGGTTCTACCATTTGCTAAAAAATATAACCACACTAATAAGCATTATTATACCTAATAAAGTTATTAAAGATTGTTTTTGTTTAATTGTCATAGTCTATTCATCTTTCTTATTAAGTAAATTAGTAATATCTTCTTTTGCCATATCGTAGCCATTTCTCTCGTCCCAATTCTTTTTAGAAGCCATAACTTGGATATAACCACCGTATTCTAATTTCTTTATCTCCTCTAATAGTTCTGTTCTTTGTTGGGGTAAAATTTCATATTCTATAAAACTTACTAAATTTTCATATTTATTACTTGTATAGTCATCACCCTCATAAAATTCATTTTTAAACTTCTCTTTCCAATCTAATTCTTTAGGTTTTTGTTCTTTTGATAAAGAGTATCGGTAAGATTGCATTGTTGAATAGCACCAATTACACAAGTCAATAGAATTAAAATGTTTATTTA